TCAATCACTTCCTTTGTCATCAATATAGCACAATGTTGACTAAATGTCAATAAATTTGAAAAAAATTCAAAAAAACTGTTGGCTTGAAGTCAACTATGTGCTATATTGAGTATGTTGACAGACAGCCAACAAAAAGATTGGAGGTGTATATTGATGGTCAATGTTAATATGTTGAAAGCGAAAATTATTGAAAAAAACATTGAAAAAAAGAAGATTGCTGAATGTCTGGGCATTTCGCCGACTTCTCTTAATTATAAGATTAATGGTAAAACTGAATTTAAGGGAAGTGAAATACAACTTTTGAGTAAAATTTTAGGCATTGAAAACGAAAAAGATGCTTATTTTTTTAATTAGAAAGTTGACAAACAGCCAACAACAAGGATTTGAGGTGATTAGATGTTACGAGGTGCGTTATGGACGAAGAAATTAAATGCTGTAAATATTGCATTCATTTTAACAGAGCCGTAGACCATTGCAATGAAAACAACATTGATATTAAGCAGCCGTATTTTAATTGGTGCTTTAATTACGAATCTGTTAAATGAAAAAAGCCGACTGCATAAAAACACAGCCGGCAAGGTGTGATACACCCTTAGCAAATTGATTGTATCACACTTGAAAATAAAAATCAAGGAGTGATTAAGTATGTCAAAGTACAAAAACACAGAAACAATGAAAATAGCAGAGGCGGCAAAGCTGATGCGTAAAAACCCATGCTTTATTCGACAGGGCATTATTGACGGAAGATTAGAATTCGGTCGTGCTGTTTGCAGTAATGGCAGATGGAATTTTTATATCAACAGAAATAAATTTTTTGAAGTTACAGGTATTCAGCCTGTCGAGGAGGACGAAGATGGAAAGATGTAATTATTGCCCACTGCGTAATCACTGTTTAACACAGAAAAGGAAACCGATACCTGCGACGATATGATAAGGCGATATAACGCAAGCTTATTATTACCACCACAATATGTTGAAAGGAGCGCATTTTGATGAATAAGAATAAAAGAATAGTTTTCGGTATTGTCGGCGGTGCTTTATATATGCTTGGCTTTATCGTTGACGATACTGATATTTTAGTTCAGTTAATAACAACTGTTTTAATGCTTTGTGGCTTAATTATGATTATTCTTTCGTTTCTTTTGCTCGCAAATGACCTTGAAGCTAAAGAGGCTATGAAAGAATATACAGAGCCGTTTATTGATGAATACAGCGAATTTGATAACTGCGTATTTGATGATAGACAAAGCGGTTGGTATGCATGTGTAAGCATTGCAGAGGGTACATATGAAAAAAACTACAAATCGTGAGGAATGGCTCAAAGAACGCAAAAAGGGAATAGGTGCAAGCGAGGCAAGCTGTATTATCGGTGTAAATCCTTGGAAAACGAATGTTGAACTGTGGCAAGAAAAAACAGGACAGCGAGAGCCTGAGGATATAGGCGATAAAGATTGCGTTATGTATGGCAAAAAAGCCGAAGAACTTGTAAGAGGAATATTTGAGCTTGATTATCCGGGTTACATGGTTGAATATGACGAATTTGGAATGATTGCTAATAGACCAAATGAGCCATGGCTTTTTGCAACCTTAGACGGTCACATTATCGGCGGTAATAAGAACGGCGTACTTGAAATTAAAACAACTACCATTCAGCAGTCAAACCAATGGGAGCATTGGAACGGACAAGTACCTGATTATTACTATGCTCAATTATTGCATCAATTTCTTGCAACAGGATACGATTTTGCAATATTACGAGCCGATATTCGTTATTACAAAGGTACAGAGCTACGCCATACTGTGAGAGATTACTATTTTGAGCGTGACAATGAGCAGATTAAGGCAGATATGGAATATCTGTTACATAAAGAAAAAGAGTTTTGGAATTGCGTTCAAACTCGAAAATCACCAAATTTAATATTACCTGAAATATGAAAGGAAAACATTATGGAATTTAATTTATCTACTGACATTAAGCAATCAATACCAAATGCGATTGTTTTCAATTTTGAGGAGTTAAAGGCTGAACTTTCCGAAAAAATCAAGCCTTATGAAACTCTTGCAGTAACCGAGGACGATTTAAAGTCTGCAAAGAGCGACAGGGCGGCACTAAATAAGCTCAAAAAGGCTTTAAACGATAAAAAGGTTGAGGTGAAAAAAGAGTATATCTCACCGCTTGAAAGCTTTGAAAAACAAGTCAAAGAACTTGTTGAAATTATCGACAAAGGCGTAAATAACATTGATACGCAAGTTAAGGACTTTGAAAAGAAAGAGGTTGATGAAAAGCTAAAAGAAATTGCAAGCTTTTATGTTGAAGAATTTCCTGACTATTACGAGGTACTCAAACTTGAAAAAGTTATACCAAATAAATGGCAAAACAAGACCTGTAAGCTTGAAACAATCAAACAGGAAATAAGAGATAAGGTGTTTAAGTTTGAGAATGACATCAAGGTTATTAAGGCAATGAAACTTGAATGCGAGGAGCAAATGCTTGATGCCTATATTGAAACGCTTGATATGTCGGCAGCTCTTCAAAAGAAGCACGAATTTGAAGAAAGGCAAAATGCCCTCAAAAAAATGAATAAAATTGAGCCGACAAAGGAAGAAATAACTTCGACTGCTGAAACGGTGCAGGAACAGTCACCACAGCCGCCAAAACAAGCAATTAATCAGCAGGCAACTAAAACTATTGATGTTCGTTTTTATGACACAACCGAGGAATTTCGCAAGGCTATGAAAGCACTCACAACACAATATAACATCAAATACGGCAATGTGCCGAAAGGAGAATAATAATGGCAAATTCACTTGTTAAGACAAAGAAAAAGTTTAGCGTAGCTATTCAGGAAGATAAATATAAGGCACTTATCAACAATACTCTCGGCAACCCTAAAAAGGCAGAAAGGTTTATTGCGGCAATCTCTTCGGCTGTTGCAATAAACCCTGCATTACAGGAATGTGATGCTAATTCAATTATCACAGCTGCTTTGCTTGGCGAAACACTTAACCTTTCGCCAAGTCCTCAGCTCGGTCAATATTATCTTGTTCCTTACGATACTAAGAACGGTAAAATTGCGCAGTTCCAACTCGGATATAAAGGTTATATTCAGCTTGCCATTCGTTCGGGCTATTATGAAAGGCTTAATGTAGTTGAAATCAAAGAGGGCGAACTCATGTCCTACAACCCTCTTGATGAAGAAATTAAAGTGTCACTTATAACTGACGAGGAAGAGAGGGAAAATACCCCTACAATCGGCTACTACGCAATGTTTCGCTATCATAACGGCTTTATCAAGTCAATGTATTGGAGCAGAAACAAAATGGAGGCTTTTGCTCTTAAATATTCTAAGGGTTATCGCAAAAAGTCAGGCTATACCTTTTGGGAAAAAGACTTTGATGCCATGGCGAGAAAGACTATGCTTCGTCAGCTTATAAGTAAGTGGGGCATTATGAGCATTGAAATGCAAAAGGCACTTGACAGCGATATGGCTGTTGTTAATGAGGAAGGTACAGTTGATTATATCGACAGCGACTACGAAGAAGATAATTCTTCACCAAGCAATGTTGAAACGCCGAGCGAGAACGATACAACAGTTGTTGAAAGCAATGCCGACATTGAAAACGACCCACTCGCATAGGTGACATTATGGATGAGGCAGTCGGATATGTCACCGATATTGTTGAAAATGAAAGCTTTAGCTTGATTGTTCCGTTTGAAAAGACCTACTTACTCGACAAAAGACAAATAACCGAATGTTCTGTCCGTATTGATGACGGACGGAGCATATCGGCATTACAGCGTAAACATATTTATGCAACCTTTAACGATATAGCAAAGTACACAGGATATACACCTGATGAAACAAAGCAGGTTATGAAATATTCATATATTGCTTTAACCGGGCAAAAAGAATTTTCACTCTCTGATTGCTCAATGACGGTTGCAAGAGATTTTCTTGAATATCTTATCGAATTTTGCATTGAAGAGGGAATACCGACTAAAGACAACTTAATTGAGCGAAGCCCTGATATATCAAGGTATATTTACTGCTGTCTTGCAAATAAGACTTGTTGTATTACAGGCGAAAAAGCAAAGGTGCAACTTCATCATGTGGATGCAGTAGGTATGGGCAGAAACAGAAAAGATATTATTCATCTCGGTATGCGTGTAATGCCGTTAAGGTGGGACTTACACGCCGAGGCACATAGGATAGGGCAAAAGTCTTTTGATGAAAAATATAAGGTTTTCGGTATCAAGCTTGATGAATATTTATGTAAGATTTGGAAGGTGAAATACAAATGATTAACTCCGTTGTCCTTATGGGCAGATTAACATACGAACCTGAATTGAAATCAAGTCAAAGCGGCATTTCGGTTATCCGTTTCCAAATGGCTGTTGACAGAAATTATCAGCCACAAGGACAAGACAGACAGGCAGATTTTATTGACGTAGTTGCTTGGCGACAGACGGCTGAATTTGTCAGCAGATATTTTCATAAAGGCTCAATGATTGCTGTCGAGGGCTCTATACAAACAAATAATTTTACAGACCGTGACGGCAACAAGAGAAAATCCGTAGAAGTTGTTGCTAATCAAGTTTCTTTCTGTGGTTCTAAGGCTGATAGTCAAGGCACAAATCCTGCGTTTTCACAACCACCGCAGACTTATGCAACAGCTGACAGTTCGGACTTTGAAGAAATTGTCGATGATGACGACGATTTACCGTTTTGAGAGGTGAAAATATGAGCAGAATAGCAAAGCAAAAAAACAGAATTATTGGTTATATTGAAGAATACGGAAGCATAACGGTCAAAGAGGCTCAGGAACACCTTGGAATAGGCGACCCACGCAAGCGTATAAGCGAATTGAGAGAAAAAGGCTATCCTATATCGGATGAATGGGAAAACGGCATAAATCGCTTTGGAGAGCATTGTAGGTATAAGCGTTATTACATGAAAGAAAGTTGATGTTATGGAGGGTTGGATTAAATTATATCGTAAGTTGGCTGATTGGGAATGGTACGACAATCCTGTTGTTTTTAAAGTTTTTATCGACCTGTTATTAAATGCAAATCATCAAGATAACTGTTGGCACGGACAGGTTATAAAAAGAGGCTCTCTCGTTACTTCTGTTGCATCAATAGCAAGCAGAAACGGACTGTCTACACAGCAAGTAAGAACGGCTTTAAAGCATTTAGAAAAAACAGGCGAAATTAACAAACAATCAACAAACAAAAATACATTGATAATAGTGCTTAATTACACGGTCTATCAAGACTTTACAAGCGTTAGTGATACTCAATCTAACAATCAACTAACAAACAGTCAACAAACAAATAACAAACAAATAACAACAAACAAGAATGTAATAATGAAAGAATGTAATAATGATATATTTACTAACTTACTTACTTGTGATAAATCGAGCTTTGATTGGTCGCAATATGACGAAGAAGAAATGACCGAATATTATCCCGGTACAGTATTAACCATTGCTGAATACGATAAGCTATACTCGCTTATCAGTCCTTGTGCACTTAATGAGTATTGCAAGAAGATAGAACGATACTCCGAATGCAAAGAACCGTTTAAAACTATTTTGCAATGGGCGATTAAGGACGGCAATGTCAAAGACCCGGAAGTTTTTAAATGAAAGGAAAAAGTAAATGAACAGTATTCAATTTTTTATTGACGGTGAGCCTAAAGGAAAGGCTCGACCGAGAGTTACAAAAACTCATACATATACACCTCAGTCGACGGTTGAATACGAAAAGCTTGTTGCTTTTAGTTATCAAAATGAAGCCAAGGGCAAAACGTTCGGTGATAAGCCGATTTATCTTGATATAAATGCCTTTTTCAGTATTCCAAAAAGGACAAGCATAAAAAATCGTGAACTGATGGTAAAAAATAAAATCTATCCGACAAAAAAGCCTGATGCTGACAACATTATAAAAATTATCGCTGATGCTTTAAATGGTGTTGCCTATAACGATGATAAGCAAATAGTTATGTGCAGCTGT